GACGATCAAAAGATTCAAATGAAACGACCATTATTAGAACAAATTTATCGAGACCTTTTGACTATTAAACAACGAATAGTCCCTGATTGGATATTTATGTCATCTCTTAAAGACGAACGACGACCCATCGAAAAAGTTAGAATTACTCCTAAGACACGATTCTTTACTGTTTGCCCCGTTGTCTTTAATCTTCTTGAAAAGGCTATTTTTGGCCCTTTTATGTGGAAGGTTATGGAAAATGGACACAAATTCCCGTTTGCTGGCGGTATTGATCGATTAGGAGCTTCTTGGCATCCAATGTTTATGTCTCTCAAATCTACATCACCTTTTGGATTTGGTGGAGACTATCGTTGTTTTGATGGATCTATTTGTTTTGAATTCAAAGAAACGAGTTTTATCATCATGGTTGACGGGATTGACCTGAAAGTTACATTTCACATACCCCCTCAATTCGTGACTGAAGACGCACAACATCTTTGTGATTTAATAAACTCGCTAGGACTGTCTTATCAAGATATATATGATGCTATTGTCTTAGCATCTTTGTATCCCTTGATTGCAGTTCTAAATTGGATATTTCAAAACATTGGGTCTATTTTATCAGGAGAATGGGTAACATCAATAGGTGGCTCTCTCTGTGGTGAACAATATCTTCGCCATGGTTGGTACCATTTAGCTCCTCCTGGTTATAAGACTGGTTTTTGGTTTAATATATCTGTAAAATCGAAAATCATGTCCGACGATAACATAAATGCTGTCACAAAATCTGCTTCAACTTTCTTTAATGGACGTACTTTTTCAGAATTTTTAGCATCTCGAAATGTCACATATACATCTGCTGACAAGAAAGGAGATGCTGCTGAAATTGAACCTTTAGAAGAAATATCTTTTCTTAAAAATAAGACTAAAAGGTGGAAGAATTTTTATGTTCCTATTATGGAATATGGTGCCGCTGTCGAGCCAATTAATTGGATCCGTCCTAATAAATCATACAGTAATGATGATTTATGTTCGGCTAATTGTAATGCTGCTTTGCGTGCTGTTTTCTATCATAGTAAACATGAATTTCAACACTTACGATCTTCTATTCTTAAGTATAAACCTGACTATTCTCTTCTTGATTATAACACCTTATATCATCAATTTATCACATATGGAGGCTTTCCCGGATTCCAGCCCGGCGAGTTT